ATATTATTTTGAATAATACTTGATACATCTTGAGCACTCTTTGCAGCATTATTATTAAAATACACTGAGGACTCATATTCAATATAAAGATATTTCAAGTCTAAAATTTCAGGAACAATACCAGATACTGAATATTTTCTCAATCTTCTCAGTAAATTAGTTTTTACAAAAGTAGAAATAATTTCACCATTAAAAGGCTTGATTGAAATAAAAACTTTTCCGAATTGAGGGGGATCTAAATCTTCTCCACCAAAAACGGATACTGATTCTGTTTCTGGATATATTTGTGGGATAATTGCTTCATAATCTGCAGGAGTTACTGCTCTCAGTTGAGACGCATAAATTTGTGGTGCATATTTCTTTATAGATTCTACAGACTCAATTTCTTTACCACTTCTAGATGGTATATTTGTAGTGATTAATGAAATTCCAGAATTTATAACTCTATTTTTATTATCAACTAATCTACCACTATAAGTAAATGATCTAACTCCATTAGCACTTTCTCCATTTGAAGTTGCATAGGTAACTTCGATGAAATTGAGGTTTTCTAATTTTTCTCCAAATACACCATCACCAAATATTAACTCATATCTTTGATCTTCAACTTCTTGAATAAAGAAAACTCTAGAATTTTCTCTAATATTAAATAAAGAACTTGCGAGAGTAAATTGTCTACTAATACTACTTGATTGGGTATTTCTCACATTAACCCTGATCAAAGAAGTATCGATATTTGGGTTGCCTAATATAAATCTTTGATTTGGATTATTTGAATCTACTGTAAAATTTTCTGTGAGGAAAGTCCCTTCATAAATTTCAACTCCCTCAAATAAAGCAATTCCGTTTACTACAGGAACGGTAATATCTGATGGAATTATAAATGAATAACTTGTAGCACCAAAAGCAGATGCACTAGTACACACAACTCCACTTTTAAGAGTAACTGTTTCTGGATTTGTTGTGAGTGTAGTAGTATCAACAAAAAAGGATATATTTGCTACAGCAGATGTTTTTGATCTAGGAACATAACCAATATTTCTAGCAAGAGAAACAACATTTTCTCGAAGGGTCGCACTATCAATAAAAACCTCATTGCTAACCATGTTAGCATTATATGAGGTAATGTAAGTATTGTAAGCTAGTAAATCTATGATCGTTGATAAAGTAGATCCCTCAAAATCATAGTCAGTAAAATTAGAATTCGATCTAAGATAATCCTTAATCGAAGTCTTTATTTGATCGAAATCTAGGTTAGTGAAATTTACAAGTGCCATTTATCTTGTTGGCTGTAGTGCGAATGATAACTGTTGTGTGGGAACATCAATCCCAACGATATAATAATTGATAGTTACATTAAATTCATTATTATCATAATCTGGAGAAACATTTACCGATATCAAATCAACTCTTGGTTCGTAATTATTAATTGTATTTTCAATTTCATCCTTTATAACTGATGCGGAAATCTCATCCATGTTCTCAAAAAGAACTTTAGATACTCTAGAACCTAAATTTTGATTGAAAAATCTTTCTCCAGGTTGAGTAAAAATAAGATTTCTGACAGAACGGGCAATTGCAGTTTCATTTACAATCGAAATCAAGTCATTATTCAGGGGATTGACCTGAAATGACATACTTAAATCTTTAAATCCTTGACTTACCCGCTCTACCGGCATGGAAGTATTATAAATCTATCTTATTTATTCAACCATAAAGAGGTTCTGTGCCATATTCCCAATCATCATAGTCATCATCATTGCGAATTTTTGAGTGTAATTCATTTTGGACATGAAAATCATGCTTTTTGGGAGTGATATCATCATTATTGATTTCCCTAAGCATCTTTTTATCTTTAATTTTCTCAAAAACACCATAGTCTGAGGTTAAATTAGTGGTTCCCCAAAGTTCGTACATGTAATTTTGGTCACGATCTGATGGTTTTCCCATTTTTTTCTCTCCTGATTTGTTAGATCAGAACTTTTTGCGGGGTTGCTATCCCTTTTGATATTTATTTTTTAACTTCAACATAATAACCAAGCCTAACATCATCCAAATATCCATCTGCAGAGTAAAATTTAGAGTCTTTATGTAAATTTGGTGAAAAATTTAGACCTTTTCTTGTAATTTTATCATTTTCTTCCCATGATGGATACAATTTAGATCCTATCGGAAGATTCCATATCTGATCGTTTCCGGTTCTAAGATGTATCTCAAAAGGTTTTTCGTTTTTTGACTCAATATTAATATATTCAACATCAATTTCTTGAATAAAATCAGGAATTTTGAACTCTGGAAGTTCAACTTTTTCCCAGACTTCAAATCTAACTAAATTATTTTCATTTTCATGGACCCCAACCATAGCACTAAAAGGAACCCACTTTCCATTTTTCCTTACATAATCAATACTATAGTGAATACCTTCCAAATATTCACACCAAAAGTATCCAGGAGGTACATGTTTATGAATGATCATTTCCTCCGAGTGTAAATCTGGATCCAGATTTACTTTTTTAGCACCTATTCCTTGCCCAAATAAGTTATAAATTGGTCGTATAATGTAATCTCCTTTAGTTTTTATGGGCACACATGCGGGACCACATTCATACCCCAATCTCATGGCAATTTCTAACTTATTAAATATCCATCTATACTGTGGATAGGATTCCCATGCCTGGGTGTCATCATCTATGATCATTTCTCTCCTATATTTTTACAAAAAAAGCACCTTAAGGTGCTTTCATACTACTTACCTTGACCCCGATACTTTTTCTTTCGACCATTACGAGAGGTTGCTGAGAGAAGAGTCCGGGGAGAACGACCTTGACGAGTTTTCTTCGGTGCTCCCTTTTCAAAAATAGTCTTATTTAGTGCCATTAGATTTCCTCCAGTTCGAGTTGTTCAATATCAAATTCCTCATCAGTGTAGTACTTAGAGGAGAGTTCGTCAAGAACCTCAGCACATTCTTCATGAGTGAGGTTCTGATATATCTTACGTCCTTTGTATAAGATATTAAATGCCATTAGATTACACGAGTTTTTTCATGTCCGACACGAATACGAGGATCACACCAGATCTCAAAACCAGATTCTTTTGCATCTAAACAGAAAGAAACGTCTTCACCACACATATCTTGTACTGCACCAGATTCAAAGACTTGCATCTTAGGTGCAAACCAAGGATACTCAAGATTTTCAAAGACACCCTTCTTAATCAGAACCCAGCCAAAACCAGTATAATCAACAGTAAAAGGCTTACGACGTTTCGAAATTCCTTCTACGTTCTCATGATTCATGACTCCACCATTTTTACGGAAGTCATCCTCTTCCAACCAGTGAGCAACTGATGTTGTATGACCATCTTCAGTAGCATACCAACCTGCTACAACTTCTTTCTCTTCACCGTCTTCATTTAGTGCAAGATCGCAAAGTTGCCAGAACTTTTCTGTGTTGAATACGATGTCACTATCAATCCATAGTTGGTAATCATATTGCAACTTACCATCCCAAGGAATTTGCTTAGGACCACGCAATACATTTGCTCCAAGAACTTTACAACGAGCAAAGTTCACCATGGAACTATAGTCTTGAGAAATTTGAATGCTCATTCCATTTTGAACAATATCAAAACAAAGTTGAACAAATGCCTTCAGAAAAGTAAATGAACACCCACGACCAGGAAGACAAAAGACAATTGATTTGCCTTTCATTCGTTCTTTAATTGCATCATAATCCCACTCTGCCTCTTTGGGCTTTGGTGCATTAGCCTTCAAAGTAAATCCTTTTGCCATAAGAAAAAAATAACCTTCAGTTCAATTTTAACAGTCTATATATGCCTTGTCAATAAGAGCTTTCTAACGAGATTTTCCGGCTCACCATAAGCTCCTCATAAGATAAATCAGATACTTCATAATCAGTATGCATCAAACCTACCATATTATTCAAAGTCCTCCATGTGACCTCAAACTCTTCTTCTTTAATTGAATGAAATAAACAACGGTCCTTTGCATAAATGTGATAAACTTTTTCCATCACTCTATCCTCCCATAATTGTCCTCTAATCTAACGATATCATCTTCATCACATAAACCAAGTTGTGTTTCAATAATTGTGATACCGTTCTTCCCTGCTTTGAGACGATGTAATTCTTCTTTCCCTATAAAGACACTATCACCAACTTCAACAGTCCTTGCAGTGTCTTCTATAGTCAATTCTCCATCTCCCTCAACAACTATCCAATACTCTTCCCTATGGAAATGATATTGGAGTGATATTGAATGATTTGGTGAAATAATAATTCTCTTTACCTTATAATCAAGTTCCTCTAATAGATTTTCAAATATTCCCCATGGGCGAACTTCTGTAGTCATAAAATTTTTCCGGGAATTTTTTATCTCACTGCATTATATATCAAAATAAACAAAAACCCAACAGTGCCTCCGAAGATCGTAAAGCACTGCCGAGGATATCGTATTAACCAACCCGCAAAAACAACCTTCCAGAAGTTCCAATAAGGGGTTTTACGTCTTCTCATCTATCCGGAAAAATTTTTTTATGAAAGAGATATAGACATCGAAAAAGACATACATTGTAGGTTACAGGGACCCATCGATTTTTATTAACCCCCCCGTTACGCCACGTATAAGAACCCCCCATAAATCGCAGGAACTGCTATAACGAATAACGAATAAACTGCGATTTCACGAATAACAAATAAAGAATAAGATAGGGGGGGAGAAACTATAAAGAACTCCCCCCAATCTTATCAGAACTCGATCACATCAAACGTGGGCATGTTACCCTCTTGTTCATCACTCACTGTGTCACTGGTAAGTGTATCGAGAATCGAAAGAAT